GGCTCCAGGCGGCATCAATGTTGGCGGCTATGCGGATACTGCTTTGACATTGAATATAACCCCTATATTTCCCAACAGCAAAATCATGGTTCGGGCATTGTTTTTTATGGTTCCTGAAGACACCGCTGTTGTTTGCTCTGGAAGGATAGTCCGTGTTGACGGTGGAACCACAACGATGGTTTCAAATGTTTCTGGGGGTAGTAACGACACTACAAGTGGCTCCGCTACTGTATATGCTAATTCTGGAAGCACTGCTTACATGGGGATTAATCACAACTCTATATGCACTTTTGATTCTCCCAATTCAACAAACCAGCTGACTTACAAGCTCCAAATAACAGGCAACACAGCTAATAAGGATGTCTTGTTCAATCACTGGGGGATGAACTCAACTAGCTTCGGTAGCGGTTGGAAGCCGACTAGCACATTAACCCTGTATGAAGTTAGGCAATAGGAGAGACAGACATGAGCAACGCAAGAAACCTCTCTGACCTTCTCGGCACTGGTTCAACGATTGCGACAGCCAGCATTGCGGATGATGCTATTACCACGGCCAAGGTTGCTGATGATGCAATCACATCTGCGTTGCTGGCTACAGACAGCGTTGGGGCTGATGCAATTAACCTCGCCACGAATTACCTTTTTACAGGCAGACTTGGTGGGGATATTCCTCATGGCATGGCTGGGCATGACAACTCAACCAGTTTCACTGGGACAACAACACTACAGGGATTAGCCAACGACTTGTCATCGTCAGATGTTACAATTAGCACTGCTAATAATAGATTAACGCCTACTGTTGCGGGGACTTATTTTTGTTGCGCCGTTCATTCTTTTAACGGCAATGGCGGGAGTGGCTACACACCGTCTATGTTTCTAAGAAAAAGCGGCTCTGTTTTTGTTAATAGTTCTTTTATTGAAAGCTATGCAAGCGGCCACACTGAAGCGCATATCACTATCGGGATTCAGCATTTTAATGGTTCAAGTGAATATCTGGATTCGGTTCACAATCACAATGCTGGGACAACCATGACCTCAACTGGTAATGGTCAAACCTTCATGTTTAGAATTAAGGATTAAGATATGAGTAAGGCAATAGCACGCATGAAAGACGCAATCATGTTGCTAAACAGTGACATCATTGCTGTGAAGCACGATGCCGAGACTGACACTTACACCGCATACGGTGAGGGGGAAACAGTCATCAGCTTTGACAAATCAGCCGCCCAGAAAAAACAACAAGAGTTTTTGGCTGAAGATGGGCCAAAAGACTTGAGGGCTGAAAGGAACGCTAAACTAGCTGAGACAGATTGGTGGGCATCGTCTGACCTGACCATGACCCAAGCCCAGATAGATTATCGTCAGGCTTTGCGTGACATCACTGATAATGCCACCAGCCTCGATGATGTAACATGGCCGACAAAACCATGACCTGGCTAATTAACAAACTGAGGAGGGTGTTCATGCCACACCTTTATGACTTGAACCCGCAACTGAAGGCGAAGAAGGAGCCGACTGTTGTGAAGCCTAAAGCCGCCGCGCCTAAGAAGCGTGGTCGTCCTAAGGGCAGTAAGAATAAAAAATGACCCGCCCGTCCGTCTCAGATGTGAAGGCTCAGATAGATACGCATGAAGCTGTTTGCTCTGAGCGGTGGCGCGAAACCATAACCCGTATCAAGCGGATAGAGGCCGTGATGATGGGGTCGGCTGGCACGACTATTGTCCTGTTGCTGACTATGCTTATTAGAGGGAGTTGAACATTGTTGGCCGAACTTGCGGCGGCAAATGCGGCCTACAGTATTATCCGCAAGACACTGGCTAACACGGGTGAACTGGCCAAGGCGGGGAAGGCAATATCTGATTTCGTAATTGCGAAGGAAGAACTGCAACGGAAGGGAAACAAGAAGAAGAAACCTGGCGTCAACACATCTGACCTGGAAGAGTTCATGGCTCTTGAGAGCATCCGCCAAAAGGAGGACGAACTCAAACAGTTCATGATATATGCAGGACGCCCTGGTCTGTGGAATGACTGGCAAAGGTTCCAGGCCCAGGCTCGGAAAGAGAGACGGGTCCAGGAGGAACTAGCCAAGCGGAGACGGGCTGAGATTATGGAGATGTTGGGCCTGGGGTTTGTTGCCCTGGCTATAACATCAGCACTGGCAGGACTGCTGGTCTGGATTGCCTGGTTGAAAGGATGGTTCGAATGAGTGCAGAAGACATTGCAAGAAAGATGCTGGAGCTAAAGATATTGCCCAGGTTCATGATGTTGGTTTTTACTGGCGTCTATATGTACTGCATTTTTTGGTTCACTGGGTTGTCGGTCGAAGAAACCACGGCTGAAAGAGCGGCTCTCATTTCTGTTGTCACAGGTGCCGCCACTGGGTCGCTGGCCGTCTGGCTCAATTCGGAGAAAAGCTGAGTATGGCTCCTAGACCCACCAGGATAAATGAAGGCAGTGAGTTCTCAATACCATTGAAGAACCTGGTGGGCCTCATTGGTTTTACTGCCCTGGCTGTATGGGCATACTTCGGCATCATTGAAAGACTGTCTTTCCTGGAGCATGAACAGGAGATGATGATTGTCGAGATTGAAGAGAATGATGACTGGATTGACAACTTTGAGCCGCCAACCCAGGTGCAGGACAATATCGCCAGGGTCCGTGAGATAGAACTGCGGCTCCTGAAACTAGAAACCCTAATGTCAATAAAAGGAGACAAGTGATGCCGATGGGTAAAGGGACTTATGGTTCGAAGGTGGGTCGTCCGCCGAAGAAGAAAAGCAACCTGGCCGCAATGTATGGTGACAAGAACAAGGTCACCCGTGGTGACATCATCATGGCGGCTAAGAAGAAAGCCATGAAGAAGAAGGCTTGATGGCTGATGATTGCACAGATACTCGGACTGGCAGGGCCTATCCTGGACAAGTTTGTTGAGGACAAGGACGCCAAGAACCAAATCAAGGCTCAACTCGAAAGCCAACTGATTGCCCTGGATGCGGCTCAAGCCCAGGCAAATGTCGAACAAGCCAAGCACCCCAGCATCTTTGTGGCGGGGGCAAGGCCAGCCATAATGTGGATTTGTGCGCTGGGCCTAATGACAAATTTTTTCCTTATGCCAATAGCTGAATGGGCTGTCGCTGTCTGGTTCCCTGGTACGCCTCTCCCTAGCCTGGAGACAGAAGAACTCATGACCCTTACCTTGTCTCTCCTGGGGCTTGGTGGTATGCGGTCCTGGGAAAAGAGTAGGGGTGTAGCAAGGGAGAACCTGAAATGAGAGAAAACTTTGAACAGAGCCTGACCTGGCTGTTGCGTCATGAGGGTCTTTGGAGTGACCATGAAAGCGACCCAGGTGGGATGACCATGAAAGGCATCACCGCCAGGACTTACCAACGGTGGCTGTCTGAGGTCGTAGACAATGAGGCCGAGGTGACTGAGGAGGTGTTGCGGAACATTCCCGACAATCATGTCAAACAGATTTACCGTGAGGAATACTGGCTGAAAATTTCTGGAGACAATCTGCCTAGCGGTTTGGACCATGCCATCTTCGACTGGGCCGTGAACTCTGGGCCTGGACGAAGTGCCAGGGCGATACAAAAGATTGTAAATGTCAAAGCTGACGGGGACATAGGTCCAAAGACACTGGCCGCAATCAGAGAGTTTGACGCGGCCAGCTTGATAGATGATTTGTATTACAGGCGACAAGCCTTTTACGAGCGGCTAAAGACCTTCGAGACCTTTGGTGCTGGATGGACCCGCCGCAACGATGAGACTAGAGAACAGGCTCACTCCCTGGTGTGACCTTGGTCCGCAGGACCTCAATCATACGCCTGTTACCTTTGATGGTCCTGATGTAACCCCTGGCCTCAATCTTCTGAATGTGAGCGGCGATGCCGCCGATTGAAGATACCTGGGTCATGTCAGCAATCTCACGGTAAGTGGGGCTGTATCCCTTGTCCTCCTGGAACGCCACGATAACGTCCAGGATTTCCTTCTGTTTCTTGGTCAGGCTCATTGGTTAATCCACTTCGCAGGAATGGATAGAGACTTCTGACGCTCGACCCTGGCCTCCTTGGCAGGGGTCACCTTCTCAGGCTGGGCCTTGAAACTACGGGTCGGCCACTTCAGTTCGAACAGAACATCCCCATTCTCATCGGTCAGTTGAGCCAACTCATGGTTTCCCATGTGGGTCATCAGTTGCGGCTCCAGCTTCTTCGCCAGTTCGTCTGCCGCCTTCATGGCTCTTTTTGCCTCATAGTATGACATGGCCACCTGGGCGATAGGCTCCAGGTCAATGGCTGGCAGTTCCTCACCCTTGTCCCAGGTCCTGGCACCATCAGCACTGTCCATGGCTGGATACCAGTCAGGCCCCTTGATGCGCTGATAGAAGTCATGAGCCGCGTCAATCAACAGCTTCTGTCTCTCAGGGTCTGCCTGGTAAACATTCAGCACCAGGCGTGTTCCCTGGTACAGCGTGGCTATAACGCCCCAGGACGCCCCCTTGCAGAGCATCTGCATCTCCAGTTGCCAGGGGCCACGGTAAGGGGGAGGGACCTCGGTATAAGCCGCGGAGGTCAGCTTTGCTTCGATGGGTCCATCCCCCTTCAGTTCCATGGTGTCTTCACCATTCATGAGAATGATACCGTCACTAGCCTTCAGGGTCATGCCTTCTTTGTTGAAAAGGATGCCATCCAGGCTGACAGAGAACAGGTTTTCATAGTCATAGGTGATGGATACTTCGTCAGCAAAGTGGTCTATGCCCAGGCGGTCTGCCGCCGTCTTGATGATGTACCCTTCGAGTTCGTTCCCGTGTTCAGCGGCTTCACTGCCCTTGAACTCTTCCTGGGGATATTCGCCAAGCCCCCTGGCGTTCATCACCCGTGCCATCAGGTCGTTACGGCTCATGCCATAAGTTGGGTGGCTCTCATTCATCAGCACTGGGGCCAATGAAGCTGAGAGAATTCCGTCACTCGTTATTTTTCCTACCATTACTTTCTCCTGTATCCTGCCGCCGCACAATCGTTTGCAAACTCCCGACAGCATTTGAGCCTACAAAAATGCCCATAACGCAGAGGCTCGTAAGTCTCCCCGTCCCAGACAGAGTATTCAGTCCAGGGGCTTGGATGTTCTGGATGCGAGTGCCTGGTCAGCACCACAATCATGTTTCCCTGGTAAGGCTCCTTGTAAGGAACCTCGACAGTGGTGGTGGTCTTCTTGGCCCCATCACCACAATTCACACAGAACTCCTGCTTCATCTAACGTCCCATCCATTCAATGATGTGTTGGTCAAATCCATCAGAGATGCTGATGAAGAAGATGAACATCGCAAACAACAGCGCACAGGCGATGAACTCCGCGATGAAGGTGAAAATTTCTTTGAGCGAATACCGCTTGACCCCATCATCAATGGTGTTGTGCGGCTGATTGTTTAAGATGTGATACATCAGATTTTTTTTCCCTTTATCCATTAGCTACCTCCAAACGGTTGAGAAGATTACGGACGCTAGACAACGCCCACTTGTTTCCGCCGCGGAAAGTTGTCGCTCCCCTGGCCTCCAGGCCCTGGGCAACTTTCTTGAGCGTGTCGCACCCGTACTTCTGAAGGTCCTGGACAATCGGTCTCAGGTCTTCAGCCCAGTCCTGGACAGCTTGCTTGGTGGCCTCACCACCTAGCTTACTGCCCCGCTCTGGTGTCGGGGTGCCTAACGTCTCGCCCCGTGCCTTCTTAGCGGCCAGGGCGTTGGTTGTTCTTTCAGAGATAAGTTCTGCCTCATACTCGGCGATATTGGCCATGAGTTGCAGGACGAACTTGGTGGCCGCAGGGTTGTGCATCTGCGGTATATCACAGGCAATCACGGGGACGCCCTGTTCCAGGAGCCTGGTCAGAAAAGCCAGGTTACGGGTCAGTCGGTCAATCTTGGCGATGACCAGGGTCGCATCGTTGGCCTTGCAGTATTCCAGGGCGGCACGAAGTTCCTTACGCTTACGGTCAGAACGCTTGCCGCTCTCATGCTCTGTGAACTCGGCGACAACCTCCCAGTCATCGCCCAGGTGTTTGTTGACAATCTCCCTCTGGGCTTCGATGCCAAGGCCACTCTGGCCCTGGCGTTGGGTCGAGACCCGAAGATAAATGGCGGCTTTCTTCTTCACTCGGCTTCCTCCGTGTCTGTGATTACTGCCTCAACCAGGTCATGAGGTGTCGCCGCCTGGTAAGGCTTCCCGTTCCAGGTGACGCAGTACAAGACTGCGCCAGTGCTGTAGTCGAGGCGGTGCATCTTCTCGGTGACATCGAAGAAGGTCCATATCTTTTCCCGAAGGGTCATTGACTAAGCCTCCACAAATTCAAGGTCGAAGCTATAGTACGGTTCGGCATAACCCCAGGGGCCAGTAATCTCGAAGCTGGCTCCGATGGCCCACTCGAAGGGGCCAGCCTCCCAGCTTACCCGCCAGGCCTTGGTCCCGCTCCGCTCGAAGTTCTCTTCAGGGGTCCAGATGGCGACCTCCATCTCTGGCTTCTGCCCTTCGTCCGCGGCCCGTTTACACAGTGCCTTGAACAAGGCCTTGGCCGCGCCAGCGCAAGTCTTATATTTCTTGGGGTCGAAGTCGATGGTGTCATACTTGACCTTGCCGTTCGTCATACAGGCCAACTCATCATTATAGAACTGAATACTCATGCTGTCTCCTTATCAAGGTTGTGAATAATCTCAGCCTCTCCGCCAAAGTCTTTCCATGTAATTGGTGTCCAGTCACCCTCCTCATTTTTGACTTTGATTGAGTCGCCTACCCAAACGCCGATTGCCTCTTTACCGTTGCGGCCAATCAGCTTTGCAAATTTCTTTTCACTCATGCTATTCCTCTTTCTCTTTGAACGCTTCTTTGACTTTGGCTTTTTCTTCTGCGGGAAGGGCCTCGAACCGCTCAAGCAATTCCTCTAGCTTGGCGGCTGGAAACCTAATCATGAAAGCCATAAACCCTAGTGCAGTCTTCATTCGTTCTCCCTTCACTTCTTATATAGGGTTTGTTCACCACAATTACAATAGCTAACCGATATTTTTTTCAAGTTGCTTTGCTCTGACCAACAGGCCCTGGGCTTCAAGGAGTTTATCCTGGGCCTGTTCAAAATACTCCAGGGCCTTCCTGTCTCGACAGAAGGCCTTGTCCTGGGTGGCGTCAATGGTCGCGGCAAGCATGACCAGGACGCCAAAGATTTTGAGTTCGCTGTCCTTCATGGCTAGGCCCAGTCACTGGTGTAAACTGGCGCACCCTCATAAGGGAAACAGCTACCGTGCCAGGGGCTTCCAAAGGTGGGCCGTCCGTAACAGATGCTGACCCGTTTCTTGAATGGCTCTTTACCCTCCCGCGGCTTGTTGGTCGGGACCTTCTTCCCGCTTCCCCAGGTCTCGGCCTCATACTCTGTCTCGACCTCCTGAAGGGTCACCATGCAAGCCGTCTTGGCGATTACCTGGTAGAAGCCGACATTGGTTTGGTCATAGCCCCAACTGTCGTACCAAAAATCTCCGACATTGATTTCAGCAGTAGTAGTCATCCCGCAACTCCATTCGTTTCCCAGTTGTAAATCTCAATGGCCTCATCAATGATGACATCATCGTAAGGCATCCCGTTCCCGCCCTTGATTTTGGTCTCATCGGCCAGGCCATACATATTCATCACATAGCCAAGGGCCTTGGCGTTATCGACCTGGGCGACCATTCCCTCGCCGACAAACACGCGGACAACACCATCCGCGATAACTTCAAAGTGGGTAATCATTAGGCAGTCTCCTTCCAGAAGCCGTAAATCATTTTGTGGGTGCTGTCCCAACTGTCGTGGACAACCCCGTCTATCACCGCGGCATAGTGCCGAGCCATCCTGGCAATCACTACGCCCTGCGGCATATCGTGGTGCCGCGCCTTGCGGCCATCAAACTTGGGGGCTGGGTGCCAGGTCCAGCCGTGCTTGGCCAGGACCTTGTCCAGGGTCTCTTTGTAAATCCCCTGGCGACAGGTCTTCTTGCCTGTCTTCTCTTTGTGAGCCAGGGCTAATTCCTGGTAACAGGCCTGGTAGTCGAGGCCCAGGGCAACAGCCATTGCGCGAACCGCACAATCACCCGTGTTGCCTTTGAACCCTGCCTCGGCCCTGCCGCCGTCAGTCTTGACCCAGTTCATTACGCGGCCTCCATTTCGTAGACTGGCAACTCATCAAAGTCTTCGAAGGTCATGTCCAGCATAGCCTTCTTGACCTCCCCGTCTTCTGTCCAGGCGAACATGACCCGCATCTCTGTGTCGTTGTGGACCATGTCGAACACGATGGGGAAGTTGTGTCCGTAAGGCAGGACCTCCATCATGTGGTCTGGGTCCAACGCCCGATTGAACCCGATATCGATGGCCTTGTCATTCAAGGCCACCAGGGTCTCCCAGGGGATGTATTTGACTTTCTTCATCAGCGTCTCCTCTGTTAAGTGTTCATCCATTTTTCAACGAAGTCCTGGTCCATGTTGTGCCACTCTTCCTTCTCAGTCATGACGGGGTTGAGCAACCGAACAATCGTGGCCCCAGGAATGTAGTCAGGAAGGACAGTCTCCAGGGCCTGGGCCAGGTCTTTTGTCTTGTGGTATTCCTCGGCGAACTTGACGACCAGGGGCCGTGTCATGGGGTCCTGAAGCATCCGATGTTTCACTGCGTTGTGGGTCAAAATCATTGGGTTTCTCCTTTTGTTCATCTCTCTTACACCTTGAATATAGTACCGCAAAACAATTATTACAATAGCTAAATGCAATTTTTTTTCATTTTTTTTCGAGAGGGTAGAAAAATGGACGTTCAACAACAACAGCTTTACCTGTCCAGTGGACTGCGTGATTTGCTGAAATCTGCGGCTAAAAGCCAGCGGCGCAGTGTTTCGAGCCTGGCAGAGGAACTGCTGACCGAAGCCCTGGCCAGGCGTGAGCCGACTTTGAACAGTCAACAGGCCCAGCTTGAGCATCTGGAAAAGATAGCAAAGACTATCCGATGACCAGCAGGAACAAGCGCAGAGGCTATGAACTCGAAAAGGAAGTCCAGGATTTCTGGACCGACCTGGGTGTCCCGTGCAAAAGGGTGCTAGGCTCTGGGTCGTTCAAACAGTATTCGCCTGACCTGGCTGGAGACGTTCACCTGAACGGCCTCCTGGTCGAGTGTAAAAGGCGGAAGGGTGCAGACGGCTTTAAGAGCCTCTACACCTGGTTCAAACAAGATGAGGCTGACCTCCTGGTCATCAGGGCTGACAGGTCACCTCGCTTGTACGTCATCCCAGAGGCACTCATGGTGAGGTTCGCCACAGAAATGGGATGGATTACTAAGAGAGAGCAAGGAGAAAAAGATGCTTGATTTAGATAACGGCGGCTCTGGCGAGTACATCCGCTTCAAACCTTCAGTTAATGCCTGGTATGTGGACGGCGATGAAATCGACTTCAAAGGTTTCTCTCTGGACCCTGCTTCATTGAAGACAGGCTGGGGCCTTATCCAGGAGGGTGTCGCACCTGAATGGAAATGGGATGAGGTTGTCGGGGTCAAAGGTCCCCGCCCTGATGGGGAATACAAGCGCGGCTTCAGTGTTATGGTGAACATCCGTGACATCGGCTGGCGCGAGTGGTCATCCAATGGTGCTGGTGTCAATAAAGGTCTCAGCAACATCTGGAAGGCAATCCATGAAGGCATGGGTGCCAACCAGGGAAAGATGGCTGGTCTGAAATACACTGGCTCTACCGCTGACACTAGCGGCAAAGGAGCAACCCGCATCCCCAACTTCGAGTTGGTCCAGTGGAATGACATTCCTAAGGCAGAACAACCCCCTGCCGCTCCGCCTGTAGCAGAAGCCCCTGCGGCCCCTGCCCAGGCAGAGGATGATGAGCCACTTTTCTAGGGTCAGTGTAGGAGCGGGGGGTTTCGGCTCCCCGTTCCGCTTTTTCGGGGTTATTTATGTCAGATATTTCACAACATATAGGCACGGTGGCCAAGGCTCTGTTGGGAGAGCCGAACCCGCGGCTGTCTAGTTCAAAGGAATTACGTTTCGGAACTCATGGCTCTATGTCCGTTGACCTGGAGAAGGGAACCTGGTTCTGCCATGAAAGCGAGACAGGCGGCGGCTGTGTTGACCTCATCAGGAGGGACAATCCGCTGGCCAACATCAATGATGTGCTGGAGGGGCTGGGCATACCAGTGGACCGACCAGCTAACGGCCAGGCTAACGGTCATGACACGGTCAAGGCTTCCCTGGTGGCAACCTATTCTTATACGAATGAGGACGGCGAGGTTACCTATGAGGTGTTACGCTTCGAGCCTAAGACCTTCAGACAACGCCGCATAGAGAATGGCAAAGCTGTTTGGGGCTTGGGCGATACTCAGCCCCTGCCTTACAGGTTGCCAGACATTATCAACAATCCAGACAAGCCCATCTTGGTGGTCGAAGGGGAGAAGGATGCCGATGCCCTGGCCAACCTGGGCTTCGTTGCGACCTGTAACTCAGGCGGTGCTGGCAAGTGGTCAGGGGTCCTGAACAAATACTTCCAGGGCCGTGACGTTATTATCCTGCCTGACAATGACCAGGCGGGGGAGAAGCATACCAAGACTGTCCTGGCTAATCTTCAGGGCATAGCCAAGCGGCTGAAGGTGGTGAACCTCCCCGTCCAGGACAAAGGCGACATCTCAGACTGGCTAAACCAGGGCAATGATGCCCAGGCGTTGCGCCATCTCATCAAGGCCTCAGGAGAAACGACTGACAAAGTCACTCCCCTGCCTGTCCTGACCCTGGGTGATATTGCCCAGCTTCCGCCAGTCGAATGGCTGGTCGAAGGGCTGATACCAGAGAAGAGCCTGGCCATGATGTATGGTGAGCCAGGTTGCGGCAAGACCTTCATCGCCCTGGATATGGCCCTCAGTGTCGCTCACAAGGCCATGTGGCAGGGTCAGACGGTTACGGGTGGCCAGGTAGTATATGTGGCTGGTGAAGGCGTGGGTGGCCTTAAAAAGAGGATTGCGGCCTGGCATATACATAAGCAACTGGACCAGGCGGCTCCCTTTGTGGTCGTGCCATCGGCTGTTGACCTGATGGATGAGACCAACACAGAAGAACTCCACCTGACTATCCAGGCAGTGGCTGACGGTCCTGTCGCCCTGGTGATATTCGACACATTGGCTAGAAGCATGAGCGGGGACGAAAACAGTTCCCAGGACATTGGCCGAGCCATCAAGGCTATGGACGGCGTCCGCGAGGCTTTCAACTGCTGTGTCATGGCTATTCACCACTCTGGCAAGGACAATAGCAGAGGGGCCAGGGGAAGTTCCGCCATCCTGGGTGCAGTGGACGCATCTATGAAGATAGAGCGGGTGGGTGAGACAGTCAGCCTGGTCGTAGAGAAACAGAAAGACGCCGAGATGATGGACCCAATCTGGATGAACACGGTCAGCGTGGAGGTCACAACCGACCAGCTAGGCCTGGACATTGAGACAAGCCTGGTCCTGGACAGAACAGACCAGGGGCCAACTGGCGGCGGTACAAAGGGGCTGAGACCAGCCCAGAAGGCTGTCCTGGACGCACTGACAGAAGCATTGGTGCGGCATGGTCAGTCATCACCAGGCGGCGAGAACTACCCAAGCGGGGTGACAGTCGTCCAGGAAAGTGCCTGGAGACAAATCGCCCTGGCAACCAGCATTTCTACTGGCAACCCAGATGCCGAGCGTAAGGCGTTCAGCAGGGCGGCTGAAGTGCTAATTCAAAAGAAAATCGTGGCTAAGTGGCAGAACCTGGTATGGAAGTGCAACTAAGCCTGGGACAAAGGAGTGGGACAAAATGTCCAGAATGAAATCAAAGGGTTACGGTAAAGGGGACAAGCGTGGGACAAATGTCCGACAGACGGGACGGACAGGACACTCTCTAGAGTCCTGTCCCACTGTCCGCCTGTCCGAGGAAACCAAGGCTGTCATCTCTGCCTTCGACATGATTGCCAGGGAGATGGAACTCAAGTGGGGGGTGGGAAGATTGGAGCGTCTGGTTGATGAGCCGCTGGGTCGCAAGTTCACGGCTCAGATGGATAAGTTCAACCAGGCAATCGCTCAGTCTAAAGAAGATGACATCCAAAAGCATGGAGCCGCAATGAAACGGGCCTTCCAGGTATTGGACCAGGAAGCGACAAAGATAGGGGCCAAGCAGATTGACCCGAATGATTACTGGGAAATGAAACACCCCAGGGCTGAAGGGATAGTTGTCAGGCTAGTCAGAACAGCAGAAGAGATGCCTAAAGAGAAGCCTGACCATGTGGCGTATGTTGCCGCGGAAGAAATGATTGAGTTCGTCCCGCCCTCAGTTCTTCAGATAAAGGCCACGTTCGCAGGAGCGAAGGTCACAGACATTAAACCAAAAGATAGGTTCCCCGATGACCCAATCCCATTCTAAGCCAGAGATAAGGAAGTACAGCATCATCCCTGCGAGAGCCATCCAGGACGATGAACTGCACCCAACGACACTGAGACTACTTGGTGCGCTTTGCCTTCATACCAATGCCTATGGCATCTGCTGGCCAAGCCGTATCACTCTGTCCAGGCATATCAGCCGAAGCACCAAGACTGTCAGCGTTCATGTCAGTAGACTAATTAAGGCGGGATATGTGCGTAAGCTACAGCCCAAGCAGTACCCCGTGAAAGCACAGAAGACCTGGAAGACAAACCGATACCAGGTGCTGTTCGAAGGAGAGAAGACGCCACTCCCAACCAAAGAACAGTTCTATGCGCCGAGACCCAAGCTGGCAGAGGACCCTGACATTCAGGAGGTTACACATAATAGAAGGGGGTCTGGGGGTGAGAACCAGGACTTTCGGATATTGGCACAAGCGTTCTGTCAAGGTGTCGAGATGGGAAGTGGCCAGCATAGATTACCTGGTCCGAGCCAGGAGTTCGCCAGGTTGCTGGCCGACCGAGGCGTCACTGCTGAGAAGGTGAAGGCCGCAAGCCTAGAGATGACCAGGGCAAACCTGAAGCAAGGCAGGACGCCGCCTATGACAATCGAACAGGTGGCACAATGGGCGGCACTATGAAGCGGCACAATTACAATGGCCAAACGCTGGCTTCGCTATTGCAAGGGGGTGCCGATTATCTGGCTAAGTCCTTGATTTCGTTGACAAAGCACCTTGCCCCCTCCCCGTCCGCGTGTATGTACGGGGGTCTCACTCAAAATTTTGGAGGATTTCATCATGAGCATTGACCGTTATTCAGAAGCTATAGAGAGCGTAGCCGCCATCCTGGAAGCCAGGGGTCAGAACTATGGCACCCCGTATTCTAACCATGTTGCGATAGCGCAGTTGTGGTCTGTGATATTGCAGAAGGACATTGGTCCTGAACAGGTGGCGATGTGCATGGTGGCCGTAAAACTGTCGCGGCTCATTCACCAGCCTACCCATGACGACAGTTGGGCCGATATTATTGGTTACGGCGGAGTGGGCCGTGGTATTGCTGATATAGAGAGGGATGTTCAAAATGCGGTTAAAGACAGCAAGCGAGATGACGGTTGAGGAGTTCAAGCAGGAGTTGAGGCGTATTCGAGAGAAGGCGTTGCGGATTTACGCTAATCAGCACCAGGCTAACCGCCCGAAGGCGCAACAGAAGCGGGGAGACTTTTATGGCAAGGGACGAAGATAAGAAGCTGACGACCCGCCAGGCGCGAAATGCCCTGGTGTTTGGTTCGGAGGATGAGAAAGAGGCGGTGAAGCATGAACTTGCTACGATTGCCGCGTCTGATATTACTGAGGTCATGTCCTGGGATGAACAGGGTCGGGTGACGCTGAAGGATGCGAAGGATGTTCCGAAGCATACCAGGAAGGCGATTAAGAAGGTTAAGGTGACGCCGACCAGGATGGGGAACGCGATTGAGGTTGAGATGCACGACAAGGTCTCGGCTTTGCGGATGTTGGCGAAGCATCATGGGCTGTTGGAGCCAGGGCTAGAGAAGTCGGATAGGCCGTCTGTCCTGGGGATTAACTTACATGGGCCTATTGTAACGGAGTATGAGGAAAAGGATGGCGAGGACGAAAGCGGCGAGTGACAGGTCATCCAGGCGGAAGACTGACGCGGATGGTGTATTTGGTGGGCTGGACCTGGATTTTAGTACCAGCCCGACTGTTTGGAAATTTTTAAGTGATGATGCGTTTTTCAGGGGCCTGATGGGGCCTGTTGGTTCGGGCAAGTCTTATGCTTGTGCGGCGGAGGTTATGCTCCGTGCTGTCAAACAACCCGCGTCTCCGAAGGATGGAGTTCGTTATTCACGGTTTGTGGTGGTTCGGAACAGTTACCCCGAACTGCGGACCACCACAATTAAGACCTGGCTGGAGTTGTTTCCAGAACATACGTTTGGGCCGATGCGTTGGTCACCGCCGCTGACGCATCATATCAAGTTGCCAGCCAGGGGAGATGCCGCGGGGATTGATTGCGAGATCATATTCCTGGCGTTGGACCAGCCGAAAGATGTTCGGAAATTGCTTTCTCTAGAATTATCAGGGGCCTGGGTAAATGAGGCCAGGGAACTCCCGCTCAGTATTGTCCAGGGCCTTACGCATCGTGTCGGACGTTTCCCGACCAAGGGGCATGGCGGTTGTCCCTGGCGCGGTATCTGGGCTGACACGAACCCTATGGCAGATGACCATTGGTGGCATCGGCTGTCGGAGCGGGAGCCAGTGCGCGGGAAGTACAAATGGAACTTCTACAAACAGCCGCCTGGCATGATTGAGGTCAAGGGCGAGGACCCAGAAGCGTTACCAGGTGGCGGACGGTTGTGGACCAACAACCCGAAGGCTGAGAACGTGAAGAACTTGCCTGTCGGTTACTATGAACAGCAGATAGGCGACAAGGAACTTGACTGGATTGAGTGCTATGTCGGCGGCAAGTATGTCTACGTTAAGGAGGGCAAGCCTGTCTGGCATGAGTATGATGACACGATAATGGTGGACCATGACCTGGGCATTGATAACAGCTTGCCCCTGCATATTGGTCTCGACTTTGGTTTGACCCCTGCGGCAGTGATTGGCCAGCGGTTCATCTCTGGCAAGTGGCATATCCTGGATGAGATTGTCACCGAGGATATGGGCCTGGAGCGGTTCGGTCAGATGTTGCTGTATGAGTTGAACATGAAGTATCCGAAGCTGGATGTGAAGGTATGGGGTGACCCTGCTGGTATGAAGCGCGATGAAATCTTCGAGGTGACCGCGTTTGACCATCTGAGGACGATTGGGTTGCAAGCCCAGCCGACAGCCTCAAACGACTTCCAGGTGCGGCGGGAAGCGGGTGCCGCTCCGATGTTGCGCCTGGTGGATGGCAAGCCTGGGCTGAGAGTGAACGCCAGGTGTACCAGGTTGCGTAAAGCCCTGGCTGGTGGATACCACTTCAAGCGTGTTGGTATCAGTGGAGGCAATGACCGTTTCCGAGATGCGCCGAACAAGAATGATAGTTCCCACGTTGGGGATGCGTTTGGGTATCTTCTTCTGGGGGCGGGTGAGCATCGCCGTATAACCAGGGGCGTGAACCGCGGTGCCTTCCAGGGAGCGGTTGCGAAAACTGAGTTCTCCGTATGGTAACAGCCAGGACGATTGAGAACTGGTGTGGATATAAGACAGTGGACTTCCACTATGGTCACATCCACCTGATGGACCTGACCAACTACAGCCGCGAGTTGTCCCAGGCTATTCCTGATTTCGCTATGTATCTGCGGCACCAGGCGAAAGATACGCCAGCTTTTACCGTCCTGGACCAGGGTAAGCCAGCTTTGTCGTTCGGCATCTATCCTATCTGGCCAGGCCTGGCAGAAGGGTGGATGGTGCCAAGCAATCACATAAATCGCAGGGCAGTAGCATTAGTGAAGGGTGGAAGGGAGATATTCTCCCACATTGGTACTGCTATGCAATTACGGCGATTGCAGTTCATGGTTCGTTCGTCTCACTTACAGGCGACACGATTTGCCGAAGCGTTATATTTTAAGAAGGAAGCTACTCTGGCCCGATATGGGCCTGAGGGCGATGATTATCATGTTTACGCGAGGTTTTACTGATGGGTGGCATTTTCTCTAAACCAAAAATTCCTGACACGCGACCACAGATGGAAGCGCAACAAAAGGCGATTGATAAGCAGACTGAAATCCTGGAGAAGCAGGAAACTCGTCTTGATGCTCAAGAGAAGTCGGCACAGCGACAGGCCGCATCTTCAGCCCGTGCAAGGCGCAGAGGTCGTGGCGGTTATCGTCTCCTCTTGTCAGCCGCCCGTGGCGGTTCTGCCGCACAAGGCTTGAGCAAGGGTGGTAACACGACCCTGGGTGCATAGTCATGGGCCTGGGTTCGTTCTTCAAGCCTTTTAAGAAGGTCACAGATGCCGTCACAAATATCGGCAAAAAGGCCCTTCAAGAAACAGTCGATACTGTTGCTGGCATTGACAAGCATGAGCGTAGGGGCGAACCGTCTCCCGCTCAGAAGAAGGCTATGGAGGCCCAAAAAAAGAAAGCCGAAAAAGCCCTGGCTAAACAAATAGCCGTCCTGGAGAAACAAGAGAAACGCCTGGACGACCAGGAGAAGCGGCGCAAGGCCAATGCTTCTGCCAGGTCGAGAGCCAGGCGCAGAGGCAGTCGTGCAACCAGGTTGCTGTTGTCGCCTTACCGCGCAAACGCGAGTAAGGGTATTCCAAAGAACAAGTCGGAGAAGTTGAGCGGTGCGTAAGTTCAAGAAAGTCCCGAAGGACAAGAAGTCTGGTGTTCCGAAGAAGTACATCGCGGGGTCGAAGAACCCTGACGCCAGGCGCAGGGAAATCTTGAACACGCGGCGTTTGTATAAGGCTGGCAAGCTAACGCCAGCAATGATGGACCGTATCTCGAAGGAGCGTGAAAATGCCTAGTTTTAGCGGCATCCCAGGTGCTGGGAAGTTCAGTCATTCAAAGCTGATGCAAGTTTACCGCCGTGGACTGGGAGCATACTACTCCTCTGGCTCACGCCCCAAGGTCTCAGCTAACGCTTGGGCGATGGGCCGCGTAAAATCTTTCGTCACTGGCAAGGGCGGTGCGCGGAAGGCTGATGCGGATTTGTTGAAGGGAAAGTCGGGTGACGCTAAAAAGACATCAAAATCCTAAGGGTGGATTGAACGCCGCGGGTCGCGCTCATTTCAAGCGCACCGAAGGAGCCAACCTCAAGCCCCCAGTTCGTTCGGGTGACAACCCACGCCGCGCTTCTTTCCTGGCCAGAATGGCAGGGAACTCTGGCCCAGAACGGGACAGCAAAGGACGCCCCACCAGGTTACTCCTTTCCTTACGCGCCTGGGGGGCGTCATCCAAAGCTGATGCCAGGAAGAAGGCCGCGGCAATGTCAAAGAGATTGAAGGGTAAGAAGAATGGCAAAACTTGAACCGCGAGAGGTTATGAAACGGGCCGAGAAGGCCGAAGCCAGGAAGGACCAGTGGCGCACCATCTATGAGGAGTGCTATGAGTTCGCACTGCCCCAGCGCAACCTGTATTCTGGCTACTATGAGGGGAAGACGCCAGGTCAGAACAAGATGGCCAGGGTGTTTGACGCTACTGCCATCAACTCGACCCAGCGTTTCGCTAACCGCATCCAGTCTGCCCTGTTCCCGCCATATCGTAACTGGTGCCGCCTCCAGGCTGGCAACGATGTGCCTGAGGAACGTAAAGATGAAATCAGCCAGGCTCTCGACATCTACACCGAGAAGCTGTTTGACGTTGTGCGTCAGACCAACTTCGACCTGGCTATGTCGGAATTTCTATTGGACCTCTGTGTTGGCACAGCCGTCATGATGGTTCAGCCAGGCGATGAGGACGCTCCTGTCCGCTTCACGGCTGTCCCACAGTACCTGGTGAGCCTGGAAGAAGGCCCGTATGGCGTGGTCGATAACGTCTACCGCAAAATGCGTGTCCGCCTGGATGTTATCCAGCGGCAGTGGCCAGATGCCAAACTTCCTGCTGACCTGGAACAGAAGGTGACCGAGAAGCCAGATGAGGAGATTGACCTCATTGAGGCCACTGTCTGGTCCGAGAAGATGCAGACTTACTGCTATCACCTGACCTATTCGAAGGACAAGAAGGCGGCTGGTGCTGTCGATATTGTCTATCGGACAATGGAAGTCAGCCCGTGGATTGTTGCCAGGTATATGAAAGTCTCTGGCGAGGTCTATGGCCGAGGTCCCCTGGTCAGTGCTTTGCCTGATATTAAGACCCTTAACAAGGTCAAGGAACTGGTGCTGAAGAACGCTTCTATCGCCGTGTCTGGTGTTTACACCGCCGCCGATGATGGCGTCCTGAACCCACAGAACATAACCATCGCTCCTGGTGCCATCATCCCTGTGGCCAGGAACGGTGGTCCCCAGGGCGAAAGCCTGAAGCCACTACGCTCTGCGTCTGACTTCAATGTCGGTCAGCTAGTCATCAATGACCTGGTGATGGGCATCAAGAAGATGCTCCTGGACGACACGCTTCCTCTGGATACACAGTCAGCCAGGTCAGCCACGGAAATCGTGGAACGCATGAAGGAACTGTCCCAGAACCTGGGAGCGGCCTATGGTCGTCTGATTACCGAGTGCATGATGCCCCTGGTGAACCGTATCCTGTATGTGATGGATGAACAGAACCTACTTGATATGCCGCTGAAAGCGGATGGCAAGGTGGTTCGCATTGTGCCTGTGTCCCCGCTGGCCCAGGCTCAAAACATGGAAGACCTACAGAACGTGCTTCAGTTCGCTCAGATTGCGGCAGGAGCAGGGCCTATGGGTCAGGTGGCAATCAACCAGGATGCAATGGTTGATTACATCATTGAGAAGATGGGAGTGCCGCGCAGTGTCGTGAACTCCGCAGAACAACGTGAGCAGATTGTGGCAGAAATGCAAAGCGCAATGACACAAATGCAACAAGGACAGCAGACGAATGAATGATGTCGAAGAGATTGACAAGATTTTCGTGCGATGCTTCTCCACGAAAGAAGGCCAGGCCGTCCTGGAACATCTCCGTAATGTGACGATTGAACAGCCGACCTGGTTCCCAGGGGACGCGGCTTCTCACGGTTTTCACCGTGAGGGGCAGAACTCCCTGGTCAGAGAAATTGAGAGGCGTATCAAAAGAGGTCGTGAAACATGAGTGATGAAGAACTGGCCGTGAGCGATAACTCAGAAGCAACTGAGCCGCAGAGCGACAACCAGGAGCAAGAAACTCTCCTTAATTTAACCCCAGAACCACAACAGGCGGAGGCCTCAGAGCCAGAAGCCATGCCCCATCTCGAAGGCCAGGAGCCTGATGTTGATGATGAGGCTATTGATTGGGGTGACCGCCCCGAATGGATACCCCAGCAGTTCTGGTCCGATGAAGATGGGCCTGACGTTGAGGGCGTTTTCAAATCTTACAATGAACTCCGAGGCAAGATGTCCGCAGGGATGCACAAGGCTCCCAAGGATGGGAACTATGACATCAGTGTCATGGCTGACGCTGGCGTCTCTGATGATGATGAAATGCTAGGAGAGTTCATTGAGATTGCTAAAGAGAACGGCATCTCCCAGGATGCGTTCAACAAAATGGCATCACTTTACCTGGAGACGGTGGGTGCCGCTGAAGAAGTGGCCCAAACGACTATGGCGGAGGAACGGGCCAAAATAGGCCGTAACGCCGATAGGGTTATTGGTGAAACTGAGAAGTGGCTCACAAAGCTAGGCACTTCTGGCGTTATCAATGACCAGGAACTCCAGGCCCTGGCTGATGCCTCAACGAACGCTTATTTCATTACAGGCATCAACAAGATTAGGCAGTCTTACAATGAGACGCCTATCCCAACCATCGACCTCCAGGAAGGCGCACAAGTAACCCGTGCCGAACTGGACAGCATGGTTGCTGACCCCCGTTATGGTGTCGATATGCACTACACCCAGGGTGTCGAAAGGAAGTTTATGGAGGCCTTTGGGGAAGCCTAAGGCGTAACATAACTAACCATTACAAACGGTTGTTAGTTGCCAATCGCCCCTTTTGGGGTTATGTTGGGTGTAACTGACAACCGTTTTCTTTTGCGGCCAGTTCTCGCAATATGCGGCCCGACACGGACAACCGTTAGCGATGTGAAACCTTGTTTTTAATTTGCGAAGGAGCAAGCAAATGGCTGTATCTATCAGCAACGCATTTGTAACCCTCTTCGACAGTGAGGTGAAGCAAGCCTACCAGGGCCAACGTGCGCTGGCTGGTCTGACACGCGAACGGACTGTCGAGGGTTCAACTGTTAAATTCCCTAAGATTGGCAAGGGTAGTGCTACTATCCGTGTCCCGCAAACTGACGTAACTCCTCTGAACGTGACCTACTCACAGGTCACCGCAACGATGGAAGATTACATCGCCGCGGAATATTCGGACATCTTCAACCAGGCAAAAGTAAACTTCCAGGAACGTGCAGAACTCGTCCAGGTTGTTTCTGGAGCCATTGGTCGCCGTATGGACCAGGTAGTGATTGACGCTCTGTCAGCCGCTTCTGGCACAAACACTGTGGCCAACAGCGTTGGTGGTTCGAACACAAACCTGAACGTGGCAAAGCTACGGGCGGCAAAGAAAGTAATGGACGCGAAAAACGTCCCTGCTGAAGGTCGTTGTATGCTTGTCCACGCCAACAACATGGATTCCCTACTGGCGGAAACCGAGGTAACTTCAAGCGATTTCAACACGGTCAAGGCTTTAGTAAGCGGGGACCTGTCTGGAAATTCGTTCCTCGGCTTTACCTTCGTCAAAATTGGGGACAGAGACGAAGGTGGCCTGGCCATTGACGGCTCTAATGACCGTGTTGTGTATGCGTTCCATAAGGACGCTGTCGGCCTCGGCATCGGCATGAACCAACAGAGCCGTGTTGACTACATTCCAGAGAAGACTTCCTTCCTGGTTGCGTCAATGTTCTCTGCTGGCTCAGTAGCGATTGACGGCGAGGGCATAACGAAGATTACTTGTCGAGAAAGCTAAGGGAGACTGACACATGGCATATTCTGAAACTGGTCTTCAGCCTATTGGTGGCCAAGCGAAAGCTGGTAACTCACCTCAGATGTGGGCGTACACCTCGGCTGATGCGATTGCGACTGTGAATACTGCTGGTTACTTTAATAGTGCCAGCGATGTTCTGAAGGTCGGTGACCTCATCTATGTCCATGACAGCAACACTCCAACTGGTAGCCTGTGTATCGTTCTTTCGAACGCTTCAGGTGTGGTTGATGTGTCAGATGGTACAACCATCGCTGTCACAGACACTGACTAAACTTCCTCCCTGGCGACCCTTAACGGGGTCGCCACAGACTTTAAGGAGAGTGGCATGGCCTCTGGTGATACCAAACTGTCTATATGTTCAGACGCTTTGATTATGCTTGGGGCTTCTCCCCTTTCCTCTTTCTCCGAGGGTACGGATGCGGCTCAGATTACTGACCGCCTCTATGACGACATCCGCGATAGCACTATTGGGATGCACCCCTGGACATTCTCTTTCAAGAAGACACAACTCTCCCGAACCATCAACACTCCTGTCAACGAGTTCCAGTATGAGTACCAGTTGCCAGGTGACAGGCTCAACAATGTGAGAGCCGTGTTCAATGATGGCACTACTGCGGCGAGGCCTATCCAGTACGGGTGGGAAGTCCTGGGTGATAAGATTATCACCAGCGAAGAAAAGATATTCGTGGATTACCAGTATCAAACTCCTGAGAGTGAGATGCCGACTTACTTCGTTCAGCTTCTAAAGTATATGATGGCCTGGAACATTGCGGAGACCGTGACCGACCAGATAACCAAAGCGGATTATTTCAGAGGCATTGCGATGGGTACTCCCTCTGAGAATATGCGTGGCGGTTTCTTTCGTGTTGCGACCTCCATTGACAGCCAGAATAGACAGATAGAGGCGATTGAGGACTATAGTCTGATTTCGGTTAGAGGATGAGCCGAATTGTTCAGATACAAACAAATTTCTCTGTAGGTGAAATTGACCCGCTACTCCGTGCCAGGATTGACCTGAAGCAGTATTACTCTGCCCTGGAGACAGCGACCAACGTGGTCATTCAGCCCCAGGGTGGCGCGAAGCGCAGGGAAGGGTTGCGGTATGTAACGACCCTGGATAGCGGTGCCGCCAACGGCGTCCGTCTCATTCCCTTCGAGTTCAACACTGACGACACTTATATGTTCGCCTTTACTGCTGGGAAGATGTACGTCTTCCGTGACGGTTCCCTGGTGACAAACATTAATGGGTCGGGAAACGATTACCTGGCAATCAGTGAGATTGCGGCGTCCTACCTGGCAGAGATGCGTTTCGCTCAGTCTGCCGACACAGTTATCCTGGTTCATGAAAATATGACGCCTCTGAAGCTGGTGCGAGGCGCAGACCATGATGAGTGGACCAAGTCTGTAATCTCTTTCACTGAACTACCTAAACACGCTTTCACTATTACTACCAGCAACCCAGCAGGAAGCATCACTCCAGATGCGACTGAGGGAAACATCAAAATCACTGGCTCATCTTCTGTGTTCACGACAGCGCATGAGGGTCAGTACATCAACGTCTTAAATACTTTTGGCCGTCTACGAATTGTAGAGCGTGTCTCAGGCACTGTAGTCAGGTGCGTTGCAGAAGTCCCCTTGTTCTCGACTGACGCCATCTCCACTGGAAACTGGGAACTAGAGACGGGGTATGAGGACGCCTGGTCATCATCACGGGGCTGGCCTAAGTCTGTGACCTTCCATGAAGGCCGTCTGTGGATGGCTGGCTCTAGGTCTTTGCCATCTACGGTGTGGGCTTCCAGGGTAAATGAGTTTTTCAACTTCGATAAGGGCGAGGGCCTGGATGACGCTGGCCTTGAGGCCACCATCTCGACATCAACCCTGAACAGCGTGACCGACATCTTCTCAGGTCGTGACCTACAAATCTTCACCACTGGCGGTGAGTTCTACGTTCCCCAGGCTAACCTGGAGCCGATTACCCCAACAAACTTCATTGTGAAGATTGCGACACGCAACGGCTCGAAAGCTGATGTACCCATTGTGGGTGTTGACAGTGGCACCCTGTTCATTCAACGGAAGGGCAAGTCGCTCAACGAACTGGCCTTTACCGATACCGAACTGGCCTACAACACCAGCAACGTCTCTATGCTGTCTGGACACTTGTTCAAGTCTCCAGTCGATATGTCTATCCGCCGAGCCACATCTACAGACGAAAGTGACCGTCTGATGATTGTGAATGGCGATGATGGGTCGATGATTGTCTTCTCTCTCCTGCGTTCCCAGGAGGTGACAGCCCCAGCCAAGTTCACAACTGATGGTGAGTTCCAGGCTATAGGCGTGGACGTTGACAGGATTTATACGGTGGTGAAGCGGACCATCAACAGTGTCGATAAATACTTTGTCGAATACTTTGATAGCGACCTTCACCTGGATAGCGCGGTCAAAGCAACAGGCGTGGCCAGTTCTGTCACAGCCGCTCACCTGGATACTGAGACTGTAAAGGTCATCCTGGATGGCATCATTCAGCCAGACGAAACGGTCTCCAGCAATACCGTCACTTTTGACAGAGCCAGCGCAACAGATTACGAAGTGGGCCTGAACTACAGCGTTACACTCAAGACCATGCCAGTGGAGCCGCAGATACAGTCTGGCTCATTGCGAGGTTTTAAGAAGCGCATCCTGGAGGTCAACGCCGAACTGTTCGAGACCCAGGCTATGACCGTCAATAATCAGCAAGTCCAGTTCCGACAGTTTGGTCAGAGCAACCTGGACACGGCTGTCCAAGAGTTTACGGGTATCAAGACCGTGGGGCCTCTCCTGGGCTTTGACAAAGAGGGGCAGATAACAATCACCCAAACCGTGCCGCTCAATCTGACGGTGCTGGCTTTGGACTATAAGGTTTCAGTGGGGCAGTAATATGGAAGCAATAGCAGTAGGCGCACAGGTTATAGGTGGTTTTGCCCAGATGCAAATGGGCCGCGCACAACAAGCCATGTACAATATGCAAGCCCAGCAAGCGACCATGCAAGCAAAGGTCCAGATGCTTCAGGCCCGTGCCGAGACATTGAACCACAAACGCCAGGGCATTGAGGTCCTGAAGAAAGTGGCCGAGAACCTGGCATCCATCAATGCTAGGGCCGCGGCTGGTTCTGTTGACCCGTTCTCTGGCTCTGTTCAAAACCTGGCTGTCTACAACCTGGGCAAGGGTGTGACTGACTTCTACACCTCCAAAGAGAACCAGGAGATGTCTCAAGAGCAAGCTAAGATTATTGAAGCGGCTGGTGCAATGCAGTCTGCCCAGTATATCGGTGCTGGCAACCTGGCCAAACGCCAGGGACAAATCCTGGCACTTCAGAGTTTTGGTGGCGCGGCTAGTGATGCAAAACAGTTCGGGTTGTTCTAATGGCAGATTTATTTGACAGACTTACTAATCAGCCCATCCGTTCTGCCGCTCCTGGTAATCTTCCCAGGGTAGACTTTGCCGCGGGGCGTGAGGCCGCGAGAACTTCTCAAACACTCGCCAACGCTATGGACCGCATCTCTAACTATGCGTTCGAGAGTGCAAAGCGTAGCCAGACCATTGAAGGTAGTCGGGCTGGTGCCGCTGACCCTAAAGGCACCCTTTTGAGCCTGGAGGACCGTGACCCATCTTCATTCAGCTTCCGAGAGAGTGCGGCGTATGCCAGTGCTGTCGAAGGTCTTAGCGCACAAGTTGAGGTCGAAGCTAAGAAGACTATGGGTGAAATCATGCTGGATTCCACCCAGAAGGGTGAGAACCCCCAGCAACTAGGCGAACGCCTGGATATGGCTGTCATCGGCTTTTCCGATTCCCTGGCTCTTCTGGACCCAGGCACAGCGCAGAAGCTACAGCTTACCCTGGATAACTATCGGAACGCTCAGTATCTGAACTTCTCTGAGGACTACATCAAGGAACAGCGTAGGGCCAGCCGTGCGGCTGGTGCTATCAACTTGGATGTCATGAACCAGAGCCTGGAAAACTTTGCCAGGTCTCCTATGGCCCCCGCCGCAATGGACAAGATGCTAAATGACCAGCTTGACAGCATGGGTGCTTATCTGAAGGGTCAAGGATTTACAGATGAAGAGATTGCGGCAGAACGCCTTAGGTCTCAGAAACGTGCTGTTGTTGCGAGAGCCAGGGGTGAGTTTGAGCGGCTGGAAAGCCCAGAGGCTCAACTCCAGTTCGTAGAGGACTTCCGCAAAGACATTGGCAAGGGCAAAGGTCTGGCCCGTGGCATGGCAGACAGTACAGCAGAAACCCTGGCAAACAGCTTCGAGACCCTGGCAAAGTCAGCCAGGTCGGCTCTGAACGGTGAGATTACAAACCTGAAGGCTGACATCAAGCTAGAGGTAACCAGTGTGGTCACTGCTGGCGGTGTGCCTGGTCAACAGGTGGTAGACAAGTTGCGTTCCCGTGTCACAGCCCTGGAAGAACAGGGTGGCGACAAGGAGAAGATTGCTGAACTGAAGGACTTGCTGACAACTGCCGAAGGGAACATCGAATACTTCCAGGGCATCCAGGGCTATAACATCGAACAGCTAGAGGCAGAAGAGCAACGCCTCATGGAAGTCAAAGATATGGGGGCGACCCCTGATGACATCCTGCGGCTCAAGGTCGTTAAGTCTCGCCTGTCATCTATGGAGACAGCCGCCAGGGAACAGAACCTGGTGTGGGGTGCGGCGGCTAAGACAGTGGGCAAAAGCATTGAAAGCCTGGAGAAGGTTGTTCAGCGGTTTGACCAAATCAGAGAAGAAGACCTGGGTGCAGTCGATGAGGCTATCAATCAGCTAGAAGCAGAAGGCGCACCAGAGAACATGATTGGTGCATTGAGGTCTGAAGTTGAGATGCTGAAGAAGATGTCAGAGGTCTACAACGATGTGGCTGATGACAGCACCATGACCCTGGAAGACAAGATTGCAGTCATCAATCAGCAAGTGGGTGGTCTATCTCCAGCACAAAGCGACCTCCTGGATGACATGAAGAAGCGTCTGACTTCTATGCGTACAGCACTGAAGGATGACCCGATGTCCTGGGCTAACGGTGCTGGTGTTGTGACCCTGAAGGTTGATGTCGTGGAGACTGTCCTGGGCGGTGACGCTAACGCTATCAACGAAGCAGTCCAGAGCCGTGTCGAACACGCAAACAAAGTGGCATCGCACTATGGCATCCCTCGTCAGATACTGACCAAGTCAGAAGCGACTGCGCTGAGTACAGCTTTGTCTGAGGCTCCTATCGAAGCCCAGGCTGGATTGCTGGAGAAGGTGGTCGGTGCGTTTGGTCCTAACGCCCTGGACGTAATGAAGCAGATTTCTAAGGACGCTCCTGAGTTGGCTCATATCGGTGGCCTGATGGTATCGGGTGCGACCCCAGACATCATTGACGCCGCAATGCGTGGCAAGGTCATTAAGGATGGCACTGAGGAACGTGCCTTAGGTGAGATGACTGACCAGCGCACAGCCAGGGTCAGAATTATGGACGGTGTATCTGGCGGCTCAGAGGCGATGATTAGAACCTCTGACAGACTGATTGCTGTCGCTGACCTTATCTACCTGGGCCGAGGCGGTAGTGCTGGCGGTGCCTTTGACCATAGGCTCTATGAACGTGCGCTTCAAGAGGCGGCTGGTATGCGTATCCTAGGAGATGAAGAGTTCGGTGGCTTCACCACTTACAACAAGCGCAACATCCTTCTGCCAAGTAATATCAAGCGTGATGGCGGGGTCGATGAAATCTTTGACAACATGAATACTGTCGATGATGTCATCGCCCTGGCTGTTACTCAAAATGACCGCGGCGAGATTGTTCCTTACGACCAGCCTCCTTATGGGTTTGGCAATGACCAGGACATCCCGCTCAGTGTAATTAAGAAGTCCTATCTGATTTCTGTTGGAGATGGCCTGTATAAGCTGGGCTACAAGGGCAATACCTTGTTCGGCCCCAACAATCAGCCTTATCTGATTGACCTGAAGAGGGCTGGTGGATGACCATCTTCTTTGACCAATACTACAACACAGGCATAGGGGACACGCCCCTTGCATACGGTGGAGAGGAACTGGGCTTTTTTGATGCCATGAGCCAGGCTTATGATAGCCAGGTCAGAGGCTCAAACATCGACACTTATGTTGAACTAATGACTGAAGAACTTGCGCCGCTGGTTGACGCAATCAAAGAGCGTGAGGACATCAAGTTCATCAATCCTGGTCATTACTTTGGGATGTCCGCCACTCCTGGTCACAACGACAGGATGAGAGAATACAGGCTAGACCAGTTGTTCGAACACCTGGATGAGAACCGTGAACTGTACCCAGAGTTCGCTGACCTGACCCGTGAGAGCCTGGAAGAGCGTATCAAGAGCCAAGCCCTGGAGGCGATTACAACAGGGCAGGAGGCCAGGGAAAGAGAAACAGTTATGGGCAAAGTTGGCGGGTTCGTTGGAACTGCTGGCGGCGTTTTCTCTGACGATGCTTTCCTGGAACAGTTATTTATGATGGGTCCTGCCGCTTTTGCCAGGACAGGGACTACAAGCCTGGGCCGTCAGATGTTGACAGAAGGTGTCATTGGCGCAGGGACAGAGGCCATGCTCCAGGCTGGTGTGATGCAGTGGTATCAGTCACTGGGCCTGGACTACACCTATGAACAGTTTTTTACCAATGTTGCCGCTGGCGGCATCCTGGGGTCAGCTTTTCCTGTGGCGTTGAGAGGCGGGGTCACAGGAGTTAAGCTGACCGCCGACCAGGTGAAACGTGGGATTGAAGCCTTCAGGGGCAATGGCATCAGAGCCGCTGATGCTGACATCATTACTGACCAGCTAGACGACCTGGCTCAAATCAATAGCCCAGATGCACCAGATGTGTTTACACCTCCTGAAAGTGCCGATGCAGATATTCTGAAGCTGGTCGATGACCTGAACAGAAATGTCGATGAGGCAACACTGCTGAACAATGATGCTATCAGGAAGGCTGATGCCGCTCTGAACTCTATTCCTGAGACAGTGAAGGCTCCTGAGTACGGGTCAATCAAGTACGACCTGGAGCGACAGTTTACGAACAATAAGACTGGAGAGACGTTTACTGGCTATACAACAGCCGTACAGAGGCTCTATGACGATGCCAAGGTACTTGGGTACTTAGACGATGGATTGCCCATCCCTGACGCTCCTAGCCAGTTTAACAAGAGGGCTGTGGTTGTCCTTGGGCCACCAGCCGCGGGTAAATCTACAATAGCTAACCCGATTGCCAGGAGATACGGTGCCGCAATCATTGACCCAGATGAGGCAAAAAAGATACTGCCTGAGTTCAATGATGGTGTCGGGGCTTCTGCTGTTCATGAGGAAAGTGGATACCTGGCAGAAATCGTCATGGCCAAGGCCCTGGAAGATGGCGTCAATATGGTCATACCCAAAGTGGGTGGTAAACCCGACAGCATCAGACGCATCATTCAGAAGCTGAAGAAGAACGGTTATGAGGTTGACCTGGTCGGCATGGATGTGAATTTCACCAATGCCAGGAACAGGATGTTTATGCGGTTCGCTAACACGGGTCGCTATATCCCCCATGAATACATCAAGAGCATCGGCGATGGTCCGATGCAAACTTACAGAACATTAAAAGAAGAAGGAGTGGCAGATGGCTACACGCACATCGACAACAACGGACGGGTCGAAGACCCCAAGCCAGTCATCGAAGACACAAGAAACCTCCTCGAAGGGGTTGACCTACGACTTCGAGGCGGCGGACCAGAGGATAGCACAGTACGCGGACAGCCCAGAGGGACAGGCGCGGATGAAGCGGATACTCTCGCAGTTGAGCAATTCATAGCGAGGATGAATAAGGCCGATGACGCATCGGCTAACCTGGATAGGGGTAACCTACCAGACGACCCCGTAGGGTCCACTCAGACACGCCCTGCGCCTCAGGAAACGGCTATCCAGGCAAAAGATGTGGATGATGGCGTTGAGCAAGTTGCCAGAGACACAGACTTCGACAATATGCCAGACGATGAAGTCCTGTTCTTTGATGAGGTTATTGACGACCAGGTTGTGACCAGGGAAATGAGTGGCAAGTCTGCCAAAGAAAAACTGGCCGAAGACCAGCAGATGCTGGATAGACTGAGAGGGTGCGTAGTATGAGCCTCCTGGATTGTATCGCAAACGCTGAGAAAGAAGGCCCAGCCAATGGCGGCTTGACCAAAGAGCAAGCCAAGAGAGCCAGGGAACTGTTTACTGAGTTCAAGGTAAACAATGAGAAGAACATGAAGATGTCTCCTGCTGACGCTGATGCCAAGGCAGGGAAGGACACATTTGACGTTCTTGAGTATGAGGCCTTCCAGACTAAGCGCAGGATGATATTGCAACGGGCCACCCTAAAACGGAGCCTGAAGAACCTAGAAGCATACAAAGGCCCTAACAAGGGTGAGGCTATGATTGCGTTCCTGGAGCGTGATGGTAAGGGTCTCAGCCCTTACTCCAATGTTGTGGGTCGCCAGGCAGTCATTCGCGGCATGGCTCATTCTATGATGTCCGATGTCATTACACAGTTGCGGAAGACCCAGGTCCTGGGCCGCACTACCAGGAAGGCGAAAGCTAAATATGAGCCGATGGTCCGTGAGATATTCGGGCAGAACACTGGTGACGCGGCGGCAAGGGAACTTGCCCAGGCATGGCAAAGAGCCGCTGAGTTTCTGAGGCTGTCATTCAATAAGGCTGGGGGCGACATCCCCAAGCGTACTGACTGGGGTATGCCCCAGGTGCATGACAACTCGGCCATCAGGAAAGCAGGGCTTGAGACCTGGAAGTCTTTTGTCAGGCCTCTCCTGGATGAGGAGAAGATGGTCAGCTTCAAGACTGGCAAGCCTATGACCATGGTCGAGTTCGAAGAGGCACTGGAAGAAGTATGGGAGACCATTGCGACTGAAGGCTTCTCGAAGATTAAGGAGACCTCTGTCGGGGGACAGGGCAAGTCACTTGCCAGGAGAAGGCAGGACCATCGCTTCCTGGTGTTCAAGGATGCAGATGCCTGGATAAAGTACCAGGAAGAGTTCGGCGGCGGCGATGTGTTCTCAATCATGATGAACCACATTGACGGGATGTCCAGGGATGTAGCGATGCTAGAAATCCTGGGGCCGAACCCCAACTCGACTATTCGTTTTCTCAAGACCCAGGTGACCAAACAGGCCAAGGAGATTGACGCGAAGAATGGCAATGACAAGGCTTCATCTAAACTCCAGGGGGCCTTCAACAAGTTCGATGATATGTTTGACTATATCAGTGGCAAGGCTCACATCCCAACGAATGAAGGTGTAGCCAGGACATTTGCTGGCCTGGGCAATTTGCTTACTGCGGCTTACCTCGGCTCGACTTCTATCCTGGCGATTGCTACTGACCCGAACTTTACCAGGATTGCAAAGCGCATGGCTGGTATGCCTGTCCTTAGGTCGTCAATGCAAAAGTCCTTTGCCATGATGACTGCTGGCAAGATGACGAAACAGCAGTCCATCCGTATGGGTCTTATTGCTGAGAACTGGTCATCGGTTGCTTATGGCCAGGCCAGGTACGCTGGTGAGATTATGGGTGGTAGGGTTTCTGAGGCTATTGCTAACACTGCAATGAACCTGTCTCTCCTGTCACCATTTACCCAGGCAGGACGCTGGGCCTTTGGCATGGAGTTCATGGGCTTCATCGCTGATAACGCGGCCAAGCCCTATGCCCAACTGAACCAGCCGTTCAAGGATACTTTGTCCAGGTTCGGCATCAGTGAGGCTGAGTGGGGCAAGATGGCCAGCTTTGAGCAATATGACTTCAAAGGTGCCAAGTTCCTGCGTCCTGATGAGATGATGGAAACTGACAGAGAACTGGCGTTCAAGATGCTGGAGATGGTCCAGGGCATGACTAACCTGGCTGTTCCTGTAGGCTCAGTTCGAGCCAGAACCACCCTGGTAAGCAACACTAGGGCAGGAACCTTGGCGGGTGAACTGGTCAGGTCGTTCGCTATGTTCAAAAACTTCCCTGTCACGTTCTATCAGAACAACCTTATGGCCGCGATATACCAAAAGGGGACAACCAGGAAGATGGCCATCGGTGCCGACCTACTCATCAGTTCCTCTGCCATGGCGGCTCTATCTATACAGTTGCGCGAGATGACCAAGGGCCGTGACCCACTGCCTATGGACACTGTGTCCTTCTGGGGTGCGGCTATCCTGACTGGCGGTGGCCTGGGCATCCTGGGAGACTTCATGTTTGCTGGGGTCAATCGTTTCGGCGGTGGCCTGGTAGAAACAGCATCAGGTCCTAAAGTTGGGTTTCTTAACTCACTCCGCAACCTAACAGTCGGAAATGTGGCGCAGTTTGTGAGAGATGAGAAAACTAACCTTGGCAAAGAGACCATAGACTTCTTTGGACGCAACTTACCTGGTGCGTCTACCTGGTATCTTCGCCTGGCTATTGAACGTGCTGTCCTGGACCAGTTGAGGCTGATGGTTGACCCAGACGCTTACAAGCGGTTTAGACAGCTAGAGAGGGGCCGTCAAAGAGACTACAACCAGGACTACTGGTGGCGTCCAGGACAGACACTCCCTGACCGCGCCCCTAACATCCTGGGCGTAACGGGTGGATAAGGTTGATGGATTTTTTGAGGCTTTCATGTTAGAACTGAGACAGGCGAAGAGGTATTACAATGGCTGACTATAACATCAATGCTGTTACCAGGAGGACCGTGCAGACAGGTAGTGTCGGCCTGGGACCGTACAGCTTTACCTTTGAAGTCCTAGACCAGACTGACATCAACGTCCATCTGAACGCAACCCTGTTGACCCTGACCACAGACTATACAGTCACAGTCAACGCCAACGGGACTGGCTCAGTTACCCTGGTCACGGGCGGGAATGTTTCCTCGACCCCTACTGCTTCTGACAAGATTACTATCATCGGTGCGCGAGACATTGAACGCACTACAGATTTCGTTACTGCTGGTGACCTCACCGCCGCGTCTCTCAATGAACAGCTAGACGCCCTGACCATCTTTGACCAGCAAATCTCTGAGCGTGTTGACCGCGCCTTGATTGGTAACATCTCTGACCCGACTAGCCTGGACATGACCCTGCCTTCAGTTGATGACAGGAAGGGCAAGTACCTGGCCTTCAACTCTACATCAGGTGCGCCTGAAGCTGGCCCGTCTACATCTAACGTAAACAGCCTGGCCGCTATCACTGACGATATTGCTACCCTGGCTGACATTGAAGACGGTACTGACGCCACAGACGCTATTCAGACTGTGGCTGGTATTTCAAGCAACGTGACAACGGTTGCCAATATCGGCGCAACAGCAATGGCCAACGTCTCTGGCAAGACCACAGAGATTGGTCGCCTTGGCACGGCTGATGCTGTTGCTGATATGAACACTCTTGGTACTGCGGCGATTGTTGCTGATATGAATACCCTGGCAGACATCAGCGCAGACATCACGACACTGGCTCACATTGAAGATGGCACGGATGCGACTGATGCCATTCAAACTGTAGCCACAAACATCAGCGCAGTACAAGGTGCATCACAAGCCGCGACAGACGCGGCATCAGCCAGGGATAGTGCGAAAGCTATCTCCGCGGCTATGGGTGCGGCTCTTGATAGTTTTGATGATAGATACCTGGGGACTATGGCTGATGGTGCTACTGCGCCAACTCCTAAGACGCCAACTATTACAACAACAAATGGGTCTGCTGATATTACTGTAGATAACGCAACAGGCTTGTCTATTGGTATGCTTGTAACTTCTGCAAATATTCCTGCTGGAACAAACGTAGTCGGCATAAGCGGCACGACTGTCAGTTTGAGCAACTCTGCTACTGCGGCTGGCTCTGGGACTAGTTCAACATTTGCAGGGCATGGCGTCTTTGGCACATTTAACTCAAGCACTGACGGCCCTGCCACGGACAATGACAATGGGTCGCTAGTTACAGGCGCATTATATTTTAATACAACCGACAACGAAATGCGTGTCTATGACGGGGCTAACTGGATTGCGGCCTCTGCGGCTGGCTCCGCCTCAATGGTCATATATGAATACACAGTCTCAGGTTCAGCAGAGGACACGTTCTCTGGGGCTGACGACAATGGGCTGACGCTCTCTTACACGACAGACAATGTGATTGTGGTGAAGGATGGTGTCATTCTCCATGACGATGACTACACCTCTACCAATGGCACAAGCATCGTGCTTGCATCGACAGCGGCTGTTGGCTCTGAGATTGTCATCTACGCTTTCAAATCATTCACGGTTGCTGACACGGTGTCTAAATCATCGGGTGGCAATTTCCTTGGCAACATTCAAATCAACGGCGCGGATGTCGCCACAACAGGAAAGGCGATAGCTATGGCTATTGTATTTGGAGGCTAACATGGCGGCACCTAATATCGTAAATGTAACTACCATCACTGCTAAGACAGT